ATGCCCTGTGCCCTGCCGGGGACACCGCATTCGGGGTGAACCGACTCTCGCGGCCGATCTGGGAGGCGATCAGATCCGGGTTGACACCGTTCGCTGCCGCCGAACTGTAGATCAGGTCACGATACTGCTCGGGAGCCTGCCCCACGCCGATGGCGTAGCGACCGCTCCCAGACGCGGTGTCGACGTAGGTCTGACGCCGTGCAGCTTCCAAGTCGAGCTGCTGCCGCTGCCGAATGCTGTGGATCTGGTAGTCGCGCAGGAGCGGATCGTTCGGGTTGGTTGGAAGATCGCGGATTTCGTTCTCGGCCCGCTCGTTGATCCCCGCGACACGCTGTGCCTGGGGCGAGAAGCCGACGGTCCGCAGGGCGAACTGCGATTCCCGGAGGGCGTTGGCGAACTGCGTTCCCCCCTGGGCGAGATCCTCGCGGATGCGGCGTGCCGAGGCTTCGAGACCCTCGGCGGTGCGCAAGGACTTCCCGTCGGGATCCAGCACGCCGGCGGCGAGCTCAGTGCGGATGCGCTGCGCCGCGTCCGTGATCTGCTTCAGGCGCTCTTCCTGCGGATTGTAGTGCTTGCCGAGGTTGTCGACGACGAGCGAGCGCTGCGCCAGATCCGTCTGCCGTGCCTGCGCCTGCTGCCGCTGCTGATCGGCGAGAGCCTTGTCGAGTTCTGCCTGCAAGGCCGGACGGGTGCTGCTGAACCTTTCCAGGAAGGTCGGCGGAGTCGCCAGCACCCTTTGCAGGTCCCGGATACGCGTCTCGAGGTCTCCGCCGGTGGCGCCTCGATCGATGATCTGACCCAACCGGTCCCAGGCCGAGCCGATGAACGTGCCGACAGCTGCCGTGGTACGCCCCCAGCCGGAGGTAAGCGTGTCCGCCTTCACGATGCTGCCGGATATCGCATCGTAGAGCGCACGCTGCGCCTCCAAGCGATGGCCTTGCGCGTCGAGGGTCTGGATGGTCTCGCGCGTCGCGGCGTCGAGGAAGCCCAAACGGGTGTTCAGCAACTCGGCGCCCTTGGCTGGCTCGGTGAAGGCCTTGGCCAGTTCGGCCTGCGCGTCGCCGAGACTCTGGCCGGTCGTGGCGGCGTAGTCCCGTGTCGAGCGTTGAAGATCCCCCAGGATCTCGCCACCGATCCGGCCGGTGCTGGCATACTGGGCCGCCATCTCGCGGGCGGTCCGGGTCGAGATCCCGCCGGCGGACGCGTTGGCCTGTGACAGGGCGTTGATCTGTCCGACGGTGGCGCCGGATGCTCGCCCGATTCCGAGAAGCGCCAGCTCGGTCTCGCGCTGGCTCGACGCGTACGATTGCTGGGCGACGACGGCGGTAGCGAGCGCGGCGGCCACCGTGCCGACGCCGACGCCGACGACGCCGGCGCCGGTTGCGGCCGCCCGGGCGCCGGACGCGAAGTTCCCCATCGAGGCGGCGGCGTTCCGAGCCAAGCCGCCGAGACCACCGTCACCGATCGCCGCTGAGGCGCCCGTCGCCTGTTGGACGAAGGCGCGAAGCGGGTTGGCCCCGGCGATGACCTGATCCGCGAACTGCGTCACGCTGGAGCGCAGCACCTCGAACTGCAGGTAGGTCAGGCCGGCCTGCTTGGCGTTATCGTTCAGTGCCTTGGTGTGCCTGTCGAGGCCGGCCGCCGCCTGTGCCGTGGCCGACGCTGCGGCTTGTGCGGCTGCCGTGCCCTTGCCGGCACCGACATTGAAAGTATCTGCTGCCAGCCCCGCACCGCGCGCGGACTGCGCCAGCCGGTCCAACGCTACCGAGGCGTCGGTTGCCGGGCGCGAGTCGATCACGATTGCAAGGGTTGCGAGGTCAGTCATGCGCGTTGAGTTGTACGGTGCTCTCCTGTCCACACTGATCGGCGGCTCGGCCGCCGCGCAGGTCCCCCCGGAAGTGGGAGCGGTTGGAACTGTCCGGATGACTGGGCGTGCAATCGCCGGCGCTCTCGCCTGCGGCGTCCCAAGGGACCGCGTGCTCGCCGTCGGCCGGCGTGCAGTCGAGCAAGCACATCTGTCGGCACCCAATATCCCCGTAGAGCAGCTGGCCCAGTATCAATTGGACGCCATTGAGACGGCGCAGCGCGAAGACGGGCAGATGGGTGATGACCGATGCCGCACGGCGCTGGAAAGCTATCGACACGTCGAGGATCTATTCACCGCCGTGCGCTGAGCATCTGCATCAGCTGCATCATCCCGGCGGTATCGGACGCCTGCACCTGGCCCGCTTGGGCCGGGTCCATGAGGCGGCGGTGTTCGCTCCGCCGGGACTCGTCCATCGCCATCAGGGCCCGGACCTCCCAGGGGCGCAACTCCTCGCCGAAGAGCCGAGCCCAGGCCTCGATATCCGTGTAGCCGAACGGCTCAGGTGAGAACCCGGCTCGGCGTCCCCGCTCCAAGTCCCAAAACCACGCCCAGACGTGCTCGGCCTCGACCGGGATCCGGAGGGCGTCCTGGTCCGAGATCACCCCCGCATGCTGATCGCGGGTGACGGCGCGGACGGCCCAGATGAGCCGCGCCGTCAGACCTTGAAAAAATTGGCGCGCCGATCCCGGAAGAAGCCGACCTGCTCGGCGATCCAGGGGAGCGCGCTGAACAGCGTGACGGCGTTCTCGAAGCTGCAGGGCAGCGCCTCGCCCTTCCACTGCACGCCCGCCCATCCGCGCACCGCGCAGGCCGAGAGGCGGGCCAGACGCATCACCTCGCGCCGATCGGGATCCTCGTCCTCCTCGGTCTCTCCCTGCTTGGCGAGCATGTCGCGCAGCTTGCGGAGGTTCTTCCGGTAGGTCGGGGCGTCCTGACCGATCACCGTCATGGTGATGCCGAGCGGCTCGGCCGAGACCGGATGCAGGAGCTGCATCGCGGCGCCGGCCTCGGCCCCGGGTGCCAGGTCGAGGCTGGCGAGGTCGAGGGCCGCCAGGTCGAGTGCGGGGGTCGGATCGGGTTTCGGGACGGTGGATCGGGGGGCCATCGTCGCGCTCCTCAGGCGGCCGGAACCATCAGGGGCTTGGCATTGAGACCAACGGACGCCTCCAGGCGGATCACGTTGTTGGCGCCGCCGGGATTGGGGCGCGCCGTCAGAACCAGGCCGAACAGGTAGAAGATCGTGCCGGACGTTCCGTTGACCGGCTCATCGCCCAGCACGAGCTTGAAATTGTAGTCCTGGTGCGAATCCACGGCGGCGATCAGGGCCTGTTGTCCGGCATCGCTGGCGACGAAGCCGCAGGTAAAGGTCCAGTCCCCCGCATCCCGCGTGCCCTTGGCCTTGAACCGCCGATCCTCGTCGGTCGAATCGAAGGTCACGGGTTGTGCGGCGTCGCCGAAGGCGCCGAACGTCTCGGTCTTCCTGATGCGGGTCCAGGCAAGGGCCGCCGCGACGTTCGCGTCGGCGGGCGGCGTATCGCTCGACGGGCCGATATAGAGGATGGACCCAGCGGTGGGCTTGACTTGCGTGGTGATGGGCATGGTGTCCTCCCCGGGCACAGCTGAAGACCGCATGGGATGTGCGGCAGGATCGGAGCGGCGGACGCGGGCTTGGGCTTGCAGTCGTCAGACCGTCGACGGCGGCCCCGCATAGACAGCCCAGCGAGCCCGGACCGGGATGTGAAGCCAATTCGGCTCCTGCTGCGCTCCAAGCACGGAGGCCGGCTGGTCGATCCGGACCTCCAAGTCGTTGGCGGTGAGCCTCGTGCCCCGGCAGAACCGGGCTGCGAGCATGGCGGCGTGCGTCAGCGGCCGGGTCAGCCCCTCGTTCACCGGCCAGAACACATCGATCTGGAACAGGCCGCCGTAGATGATGTCGCCGTCGCTCTCGGTGCCGAAGCTCGTGGTCTCCGCCGGCAGGAAGGTCGAACGCAGGTAGGCGCGGCCCTTGGGATCGAAGTTCCGGCCTTCGGGGGCGATCGGGAGAGCCACCGGCAGCTTGGTCGCCTTCAGATGGCGGTAGAGCGCGGCCTGGATCGCGGCTTCGCCCCCCATCACCGCCTCTCGGCCTGGGCGGCAGCGACCGCGCGATCAATCGCGGACTGAAACTCCGTCACGGTGAGGCCGACCATGCCGGCCGGCGCCTGCTTGGACCATCCGGTCTCGAGCCGCAGGGCGTAGGGCAGCGCGTTCGAGATGTAGATCACGTCGCCGAGCCGCGCCGTGGCGACACCCGCCGCGATGCGGGCGATGCTCGATTGCCCACTTTTGTCGGCGGCCACCAGGGTGGCGGTGTTCGGCCGGCCCACGCCGTACTGCCAGTTCGCCCGGAACCGACCGGTATCCACCGGCGAGCGCAGCACGACGCGCGCGCCGATGTCGAGCGCAACCTTGCGCAGGATGAGATCGGCCCGGTCCGCGGATTTCTCGCACCAAGCCGCGATGGCGAGGCTGAATTCCTGACCTGCCATCAGCGCCTCACCTGCGCCTGCCACAGGACCCTGACCGGCCCGGGGGCGAGCGGCATCACGGCGACGATCTGGTGCTCGTCAGTGCCGATCAGGAGCGCATCTTCGGGCGTCGGCTCGATATCCAAGCCCGCCGTCGCGATCAGCACCTTGCGGCCGGTCTGCGCGATCAGGCTGCCCGCGCGCTCCTCTTCGGAGTAGTCGAGCACGACGAGGGTGCAGGGATGATCGGTCGGCTCGGCCTCGTCGCCGGGTGGCAGGGGCAGGTCGTTCGTGCTGTCGCCGCCGGACAGGTCCGGGCCGCGCCGGACCGCGCCGCGCTGGCCGAAGCGCGCGATCAAGCGGTTCGCGGTCGCGACCGACCGGGCATAGTCGAAGCCGCCCGTCATCGCCGGATGATCGTGCAGACGGAGCCGATGGCGCCGCAGCCATGTTCCATCGCCGCGTGGAGCGCCTGCTCGGCCGTGGCCCCCATGAAGAGCGCGCCGAAGCACACTTCCTTGCCGGCGCCGACGGCGAAGTAGGCTGCCTCCGGGTAGACCTCGTCGCCGCGCGCGGTTCTGATTCGGACGCCGCCCTCCGGCGGAGCGACGAGCACCACGAAGGAGCTGCCCCGACCGTCGTCTTCCTCGCGCGCCCGGGGCGCCGAGCCCTCGCAACCGGCCCGTACCCAGGCCAGGAAGGCTTCGCATTCCGCGGCGTGTCCGGCGGTCCCGTAGAGGGTGCCATCGGGACCGCGAGCCAGCTTCCTGGCCCAGCGATGGCAGGCGTCCCCCATCCAAGAACCGCTGTCGGCGGCCATGACACCGTCACGATAGGCGATCGTCGTCATGGTTCGAACTCCGAGAAAATGGGTCGCCCGGCGATCCGGCCGTCGTCGCCCCACGGGACGCCGCTGATCGCGAGCATCACGCCCGCATCACGAGCGCGCCCACAGCCGCACGGAGCAGCGGAGCGACGATGCGCTCGACGGTCACGATGACCGGCAGCACGTCGGTCGGCGCCCGGACCGCGGCATAGTCCACCTTCAGCGGGCCGACGGCCTCGGACACCACGCGCTCGCCGGGGAAGATGTCGGGCGTCAGGCCGCCCGGGTCCTGGATCTCGCGCAGCGCCGCCTCGCAGCAGGCGCGCACCAGCGCCATCGGGATCGCGTCGGAGGGTAGCAATCCGTCCGAGGTCCACGCGCAGGCGCGGGGCCAGCACAGAGCCTGCCCGGGTACGGCCGGGCGGCCCAGCCACCGCGTCCGGTACAGGCCATCCAGATACTCGGTTCCGCGGCGCAGGGCCGCTTCCTTGTCCGCTTGATCACCGGCCCAGGCCGTGCTGCCGCGCGCCGCATGGTAGGCGTCGGCAGCCTCGACGCCGGCGTAGCTTTCGGCGTCCGGCAGACTCCTGCCGTCCTCGACGACCATCGCAGGCTACCGCGCGGCCTGTTTCTTGGCCTGGGCGATCTGAGCCTCGCGCACGGCATTCTGCGCGGCGAGGTACGCGGTGATGACTTGCCCTGGCGGTTCGAACGCGTGCGCTGCCTGGGCCTCCGCCTCGCGGTCATACGCATCCCGGGCCGCATCGCGCCTGCGGATTGCGGCATCGACCTCGGCTTGTGCGCTGGCCACGGCCTCGCCGAGCGCCTGAAGCGTCCGGGGTCCGTCCGCGCCGGCCGGCACCTCGGCCTGACCGGCTGCGGCGGGGTCAGCGGCCTGGGGCTCGCCCCCGGTGGCGATCGCGCCCTGGGTCGAGGCGGCGTCGGGCTCCGCCACGCCCGCCTGACCGTCGTCGTTCGTCTTGCTGCTGCGCTCGGCCATGGCCGGCCCCCCGTCTACGGATTGCAGAAACGGCGGCGCGCGAGACCGCGCCGCGATCGATGGGTGATCAGAACTCGCGGGTGACGATGCGCGCGATCGGGATCTGGCGCCGGTCCGGCGCGACCTGTCGCCAGGACGTGGCGGCCGCGAGGTTGTTGGTCGTGTTGGCGTTCGACGGGCCGCCCTTGGCCGGCGTGCCGACATAGGCGGTGCCGGGAACGTGGTGAGACCACTCAACGCGATCGTGCATGGTCGACTGACCGGCGCCGTTGCCGGCCGCCGGCACGCGGATGACCTCATTGGGCACCGCGGGCGACCCCGTGCCGTAGGTCATCGCCCCGCGACCGAACAGCCAGGTCTCGAAGACACCGGCCGCCGGCATCGGCATCGAATCGTCCATCGTGACGTCCTTGCCCATGTAGGTCGGGATCGTCGGGTTGGCCTCGCTGTCCAGACGGAACTGGATGAGGTTCTTCTTCAGGGCGTTGCCGTAGACGATCGAGTGCATCGCCACGAGCACAAGACCGCCCATGGAATCGCCCATGGTGACGAGCGCATCGATGAAGGCCGATCCGTGGAAGTTGGTCTGCCCGTCCGCGAACTTGCCGCCGTTGAGGCCCGACAGGTCCACGGTCATCGAGTTCTGGATGTGGTTCGCGTCGGTCGCCAGCGCGTTGTAGGCGAAGATACCCGAGAGCTGAGCGATGGCGGCCTTCTGCCGACGGTAGGCCCAGTATTGCGCCACATCGTCGGCGAGCGCCGCCAGCGGATCGGCCGCGAGGAGCGCGCGCACGAGGTCCATCTCGGACCAGGAATTGTTGCGCGAGAGGCGGACCGCGATCTCGTCGCCGGTCGCGGGCTTGTTCGGGACCGAGAAGACGGTCGGATCGTCCGAGCTGACGTTCTCGCCATCGGACCGGTCGAGGCCGTTGAGCTTCGGCATGTCGATGGTGAGGCCCGGACCCGCCAGGAAGTGATCGAGCAGCGGGTCGGGGACCATCGCGCCGGACTGGATCAGGGCTGTCTTCTCCACCGCGAGGCGGCGGACCATCGGGACGAAGACGGCGGGGACGATGACGTCGGAGAGGCGCAGGACGCCGGCGGGCATGGTGGACTCCTGATGGCTTGAGGGTGTGATCCGTCAGCACCGCCAAGCCGGACCCCATGGCCGGCCGGTCGTTGTCTCAGGGGAGGGGGAGGGGCGCCCCATGGCGCCGGGAGGAGACCGCGCGGCGCCCATGCGCCGCCGGAGATCGTGGGTCAGGCCGCGCGGTTGCGCGGTGCGGGCTTCGGGCCGCCGACCGTCGTCCCGGCGGCCTTGGCCAGCCGGTCGGCCTTGGCGAAGTCGGCCGCCGCGATCCGGCCCTGCTCGGTGACGTTCCAGGCCTCGGCCGTGAACGGGTTGTTCGGCAGCGTGCCGCCGCCCCGGTTGCCCCGCGAGCCGGCGCCTTCGGAGGTGGGCCACCAATGCGGTCGCTTCTCCTGCAGATCGGTCAACCACGCATCGGGCGTCAGGCCCGGTGCGACGCCGACATTGTCCTTCGTGACGACGCGGCCCTGCTCATCGAGATCGAACACGCGCTCGCCGGCGAGAAGCACATCCTCCACCGCGGAGGGGATGATCCTGGCCTTGCCGGCCGCCTCGCGCAGGGCGTCCGCGATGGCGCGCCCGCGCAGGGTCCCGCGCGCCTCGTCGCGCTCGCGCTCGATCTCGGCGCGGGCTTCGGTGAGCTGGGTGATCTGGCGCTCCAGCGGCGCCTTGATCGCGCGCTCGCGGCGCTGGACTTCGGCGTCGATCCGCGCCTGGATGGCCGCCTCCTCCTTCGGGGTGCTGCCGTCGCCGTCCAGGCGGTGAAGCTTCCGCTCGACCTCATCCCACTCGCCGAGGTCTCCGATCCGGTCCATGACCTGGCGGGTGCGCTCGGGGTCGAGCTCGCCGAAGGCCCGAAGCTTCTCCCGGGTGGCGCGGTGATCGTTACGCTCCTTGGCGAGGGCGCCGTTGAGGCGGGTCACGTCGTCCTGGCTGGCCGAGCCCTCGATCTCCAGGGTGAGGTGCCACTTGCCGTCGCGCTCCTCGTAGAAGGCGGCGGCCTCCTCGGGGATCTCGGCCTCGGTGTCGTAGACCTTCTTGAGCTTCATGGTGGGCTCCTTCCGTCCCATGACGGGAGAGGCCGGTCAGCGCCATGGCTGCCGGCCGGTGGCCGCGCCGGGGCGCGGATCGTCGGGCTTCGGTGATGGCATGGCGCCGTGTGCTGCGCGTACGAGCGGCCGACCACAGCAGTATATACGAAAACCTTGCGCGCCCTACCGTTTCGGCATATACAGAAACAATGCGGTTCACCTACGACGAACCGAAGCGGTTGGCGAACCTCGCCAAGCACGGCTTCGATTTCGCGGAGTTCGAGGAGGCGTTCGATTTCGACCGTTTCGCCACTCAGGTGACCCAGCCCAGCCGGACCGGCCGCGACCGTCTGAAACTGATCGGCACGTGGTACGGCGAGACCGTCGTCGTGGTGATCGTCTCTCCGCTTGGGTCGGAGGCGGTGAGCATCGTCAGCGTCCGCCGGGCCGACCGCAACGAGAGGGCCTTCTATGACCGACTCTGACCCCAAGCCCGGCTACGTGCCGAATCCGCACTACACCCATGAGGATTGGGACGCGGTCTCCGACAATCCTCCGCTGACCGCCGAAGACCTCGCGCAATTCAGGCCCGGTACGGAGGGCATGCCCCCCGAAATGGCGGCGGCCTTCAAGAGCCGAGGCGGCCGGCCGAAGTCGGCGGTGAAGCGCGTCCCGATCTCGCTGCGGGTCGAGCCCGAGGTGCTGGAAGCCTTCAGAGCCACGGGTCCGGGGTGGCAGAGCCGGATGAACGAAGCCCTGGCCGAGGCGGCTCGAAAGCTCAAGGCCGCCTGACCCATCCCAGGGCGAGGGCCTACGCTGCGAGCCCTGCCCTCCGGAAAGCCCCGGCCTCGCGCCGCCGCAGCTCGTCGAGCGTGTAGGCGTGGCCGGAGCGGTCGACGAACCGGTCGATCGTCAGTCCGCCTTTGCGGAACAGCAGCCCCTTCGCCTTGCCGAGCACCTCGTCCTGAAACGCGGCCGGCTGCTTCGCCAGCCACCCGCCGTAGGTCAGGCCGGCCGGCACCTGTCCGTCCATGCTGGCCCGCGTCCCGGCATCTACCTCATCGAGGTCGAGGCCCAGCTCCCGGAACGACCTCGTCACCGGGGTCGTCGTGCTCCGGCAGTTCCAATGCGCCGGCGGGCGCGGCCCCTGGCCGGGCTCGTAGACCTTGCCGTCCCGGGCCCGGCACACCGGCGTCGTCCGGCTATCCAGAACCGAGACCCAGCGCACGCCCGAGATCAGGTCGGCGTTGCGCTGGTAGACCGCCTCGGAGGCTCCGGAGGCGATGTGGGTCACCGCGGTCCGGACCACGGCCTCGGCGTCACGCCGCGCGATCTCCAGCACCCCGTCCTTATAGCCAAGCGCCTGGGTGCCACGGACCCGGCGGACGATCTGGTCGACGGTCTCGCCCTCGACCATGCCGATGCGGATTGCATCGTGGACCTTCTGCGTCCGGCCCTGCTCCAGACCCTGGGCCCAGTCCCGCAGCAGACGGCCCTGGAACGGCCGCTTCATCACGATGGCCTGGAGTTGCTCGGCGGTCGGCTGGACGATGTCGAGACGCACCGGCACGTGCTCGGTCAGGATGCGCGTCTGGTACGCGGCCTCGTAGGCGGCGAGATCCAGCCCCTCGCGCAGCAGCACCGCCTGGATCCGCGCGTAAACATCGGCGTTCAGCGCCCGGATTGCGTCGAGCAGGCCCTTCAGCCGCTCGGTCGTGAATTCGGTGTCGAAGGTCCCCGGAGCGACGCCGTCGAGGCGGGTGCGGATCTGCTCCACGAGATCGGCGTCGGTTCGATTCAGCAGCGCGAGGATTCGGCGCAGGATGCCGGTGCCGAGGCGCTGCAGGCCGACGGCGTGGCTGACCTGGGCGTCGAGGATCGCGTCGTTCACCGCCACGGATCAGGCCGCCTTGTCGGTGGTTGCGTCGTCCAGCGCGCGGCCGCCGTTGCGATCGATGCCGCTTGGTCCTTCGGCCCCGATCTGGTCTTCCTCTTCCTCGTAGGTCTTCGCGGTGAAGCCCTTGCGAGCGAGCCAGTCGTGGATGCTCGCCCAGGACAGCGGCAGGCCCATGCTCTTCGCCTGGGTGATCTGCAGAATATCGGCGCCTGTGATCGGCGAGCCGGCGAAGTCGAGGTTGGGGGTGATCTTCACCTCGTCCGGGTTCGCCCCGATCCAGATCGCGGCCATCTTCAGGATCCGCTCGAGGCCCTGCGCGCCAGCCAGCGCCACGCTCGACAGCGTAGCGGTGCGAGCGGCCACCCGGATCTCCAAGGCGTCGCCCGATTCCGCACCACCGGACCGGTCGCCGATGATCTGCGCGCCCATCTCGGCCGCAGCGCGCTTGTCGTCCTCGATCGCCTGCCGCATGGCCGACAGGCCGGCCGCCGACACCCCGATGAACTTGGCGTCGCCGCCGAGGTCGAGGTCGATGCGGCCGTTGGCGCCCAGCAGGATCGGCCGGCCCCGCACGACCTCGCCCGGCTCCGCATAGGCGCTGGCCTGCTTGGCGCCGATCGTGACCAGGGTCTCCTGGCCCTGCATGAACAAAGCGTGCCGGTAATCGGCCTCGCCGCGGTAGATCGCCAGCGCCATGGAGGCGACCCGCAGGAGCGGCGGCGCGTCGGGGGCCCATTGCAGGTCCTTCGCGCCGATCGTGACGAACGGGATCTCGGGCAGGCCGTTGCCGGCGATCTGCGGAGCCTTGAACGGCAGGTCGGCCGCGTCGTCGGTGTCGGTCACCGCGGCGGCGACGTAGCCCGAGGCGGGCAGCCCCACAGCGTCCGCCGCGCTCTGCCGCACGAACGGCGTGGCCGCGTTCCCGAGCACGAGGTAGCGCTGCTGATGCCGGTAGCTCAGATCATCCTGTAGCTGGTCGCCGCTCTCGTCGAGGACGGCGAACAGCAACCGGCCGGGCGACGCGTCCCGATCCACGCCCCAGTTCAGGATGCTCTCGGCCGTGTAGGTCGACAGGAACGGCAGCGCCTCGGGCCCGAGCTCGCCGCGGACATCGAGCAGGAGGCCGATCCGGCCGGTGAGCAGCTGCTCCTCGTTGATCCGCCGCAGCAGCGTCGCGAGGCCTTCGCGGTCCTGCGTGCAGTCATCCCGCAGCGGCTCCAGCTTCTCCGGCAGCGCGATCGTCGGCGGCTTCCGGTGCATGATGCCGATCAGCGCCTCGGCCGAGGCGGCGACCAGGGGATGGAACACCGCGCGGCAGCAATAGGCGTCGTACTGGGCTTGGCCCTCGCTGGGGCAGGCTGCGCCCGCGACCGCTTCTACCTGCCCGTCCGAACGTTCCCGCCCGATCAGGGCGGTGCCGCTCGCGCCGTCGAGGAAGCCCGCCGCGATCATGCCGGAGGTCGCCGGCAGATACTCCGTGCCGGCCGCCTTCACTTGGCGCTCGCCGGCGTGGGTGTCGCGGACGACCTTCCAGTCCGGGGCCGCCGCGGCGTATTTCGGATGCTGCGACGAGAGCGGCATCAGGGATGATCGGTCTCGTCGCGCATCGGCCGCCCCTCGGTGCTCAGTACAGTCCGATCGTGCGGCCTGTGCGCGCCTCGCCGCCGATCGCAACCGGGAAGACGGCCGCCACCATGTAGCCGAGCGCGTCGCTGATATGGCTCAGCGCCGGGTCGGCCCGCTTGTCGATCTCACCGGAGCCGCCCGTGAGCAGCCGGACGCCCTCGAAGTCCTTCACGACGTGCGGCGCCCGGGCGGGATCGACCATCAGGCGGACCGTGCCGTCGCCGGCTTTGAGCCGGGTGTTCACAGCGTTGATCCGGACGCGCACCGACGGGTTGGCTGCCGGCACCTCGAAGAACAGCCGCTCGCCGAACGTGGGCGCCAGCTCGCGCCGGATCAGATCCCAATCCGAGCCCGCCACCTTGGCCGAGCCGCGCGCGCCTCCTGAGGCGTCTCCGAAGCACACCACGCGTCCCGCATGCCGGCCCCAGTCCTGGACGATCCTCCGGCACACCGCGGGGGTGTTCGAGTTCCGCGGGATGTGCACCTCGCCGATGATTCCGGTGCCGTCCTGGCCGTTCGGCAGGCGTTGCTCCTGGGCGATCGCCGCGACGCCCGGATCGACGTTGAAGTCGAAGCAGAGCGCGAGCGGCCGTGCAGGATCGTAGGCGAGGCGGGCACAGTGCGTCGCCTCGGCGAACGGGTAGTAGGCGCGCCCCTCGAAGTTGACGAAGCTCGCCTCGTATTCCTGGGCGAAGGTCAGCGGGTCGAGGTCCCGGCGCGCGGAGGCGACCTCCTCGGGCGGCAGGATGTCGGCGGATGGCCACGTGAACCCGTCCCACTCGGGATCGTCCCGTGCGATCGCCCGCTTCCACATCGCGTAGTAGTGGTTGCGGCCCTCGGGGACGCCGATCAGCCAGCACCAGCCGCGGCGATCCGAGAGCGCGGGACGGATGTTCTCGGGCCACGCGCCCGGCTTGACGTTGGCGACCTCGTCGATGATCCCGCCGTTCCAGGATCGCCCTTCCATGCGCTGCGGCTTGTCGAGGCCGATGACCCAGATTTCAGTACCGGTGACGAGGCGGACCATCAGCTCGCCGTCCCGCGTATCCAGGACGATCCAGGGCGGCAGGAAGGCCTTCAGGTCCTGCCAGAAGATTGCCTTGGCCTGGTCACGAGTCGGCGCCGCCAGGAAGAACCGGGCGTCGGCGTAGCGGGTCTCGCGCATCGCCGCGCGGATCAGGAAGCGCTTCGCCCGCTCGGTCTTGCCGGAGCGCCGACCGGCCGGGACGACGCAGAATCGGGTTCCGGCGGTGATCAGCCGCCGCTGCTCGGGATGCGGCCGCAGTGGGTACCAGCGCGGGGTCAGGAGGCTCACTCCGCCTCCTCGACGGCATCGGCCGCAGCGACGGCCTCGCGGATCTTGCGGGCCGTGTCGCCGGCGGTCTCGCCACCCTGTGCGGCCACGGGAGCCAGACGGGGGTGCATGTACGGCGCGGCGTCCCGCGCGGCGTTCAGGGCCCGCGTCATGGCATCGGCGAGGATCGCGGGTCTGGCATCCGCGCCCTTGTCCATTTCCGACCGGGCGAGCGTATGCTGGAAGCGCATCACGTCGAGCATGACGTCGAGGGGCGTCAGCCCGGTCGCGCTCGCGCGTTCGGCGACCGCCCGCGTTCGCTGCGTGGCGGCCCCTGGCTTACGGCCGGCCCCCGCGCGCCTTCCGCCGCGGGCCATGTTGAATTCCTATGATTGATATCAAACGCGACGGGCAGCGTGCCGAACACGCAATCGCCGCTGTCCATGTCGCGCGTGGGCAGATCGTCCCGACGCTGACACGTGATCCGGTAGTTCCGGCAGGCGCACCCTCCAACGAGCGCAGCTCACGATCCGGCCGTCCACGCGCGGCATAGGTTCAGATCCGTGCGTTGAAGTCAAGCAGCCACGGGATCGCCAAGTTGATCAGGTGTGAATTCGACCGGCGTAGCACGGCCGAAGATGCTGACGTCCGCGCGCACGATCCCGTTGCTCAGGATATCCTGAACCTCGGCGAAAAACGACATGAACGGGCCATTCAAGATCCTGCGCATCTCGCCGACCTGCAATAGCGCGGCCTCTTGCCTCCGCTTCGCCCGGTCCGTCTCGTCGACGCCCGCGATCCGATCGGACAGGGCCTGCAGGACGGAGCCGGGGATCTCCAGCGGCGCGCGCTGGCCGAGCACGTCGATGACGTGCCGGCTGTCGAACAGCGGCTCGGTCCAGCGCCTCCCGTGGCGCTGCCTGTCGAGCCCGACGAACAGGTACGAGGCGAAGAAGATTGCCTGGGTGTCGACCTTGCGGCCGCGTCGGACCACGGTGACGCGGTACCGCGGCAGCCACCAGTCCATGGCCAGACCCTCGAACTCCTCGGCCGCCATGGTTTCGTGGAGCGGCAGGGTGTGGACGACGAACCACGAGAGACTCTGATCGAGGACCACGTGTTCGGCTCGGATCCGGGATCCGTTCGTGCCGCGCTTCTTGCCCACGCTATGCCCTCCTCGTGCTCGTCTCGGCCAGTTCCAGTGGCGGTTCGGTCGCGTGGTCTTCCCCGTCCGGAACCCGGGGCGAGGTGTCGAAGAGTCTGGCGAGATGCACCGCGCACCAACTTGTCGGCTTGCCGGCACGCAACGCCGTCGGCTCGCCACAGAACCGGTGCTGCTCTGGCCGGGCGCCGTGCGGCGTGCACGCGAACCGGCACTGGCCGTTCCGCAGGGCTGCGATCGGCCAGGCGCCAGCCGCGAACGTCTCGGCCGACGCCGGCTGGGGCGCGACCGGAGCCGGCTTCGTCCGCCGACGGGCAGCGGATGGCCTGCGCAGCTTGGCCGCTGCGGTGGCCGCGCACTTTTCGGCCCGAGCCATCAAGCGGCCTCGCCGATCAGCAACCGCGGCGGAATCCGACATCCGGGCTGGCCCGGCGGCGGACCGAACAGCGATTCCGACCACGTCGCCGGGTTCTCGCGGAATCGGGCGATCCAGGTCCGCAGATCGGCCTCGGGCCAGCGCAGGCCGCCGGGCAGATCGATCATCTCGTCGGGCGGCACCGGGGCCGGCGGCACGGCGGAGAGGCCCTGCGCGGCGCGGCTCCGGCGCTGGGCGGCGACGCACTCGGCGACCGCGTTGGCCAGCAGCGCCCAGGTCCGGATCGGCACGCGGCGACTGACCGCAAGGTCGAGGATCGCCGGGATGATTTCCCGCTCGAGGTCGAGGCCGTCCGCCTCCAGCCGCGCCATCGGACCGACGACGGGGTCCAGGCACCAGCCTGGGGGCAGGGCGGTCCGGCACCGGTGCTCGACTCGGTCGAAGTTCGCCCGGTTGTTCCAGGGCGGCGCGCCGTCCGCGCGGGGTACAGGATCACAGGCGGCCGCCGGTATATCTTTCTTCTTCCCTTCTTCTTCCCCTTCCCTTGGTGAACGTAACGGTCCGCGCGTGGCGACCGTGACGGTATCGTCACGTCGATCGTCGCGTGGGTCGTGACGTTGATCGTGACGACCATCGTTACGGTCGGCGGTTTCGTTGAGAAGATTGGGTTTCTCGCCGCCGGGCGGGGTCTTCTCGGGATCACCTTTGCGCTGACGGGCCCGCGTGGCCGCGGCGGTCCGCTCGCGCCGCGCGTCCTTCGCCTCTGCGGCGCGCAGCACGTCCTCGCACAGGACCCGGTGATAGTAGCGGCCGTCCGCGCACAGGACGAAGCCGCGCAGGGCCATCGCCCGCACCCTCTTCCAGCGCGGGCCCGCCCCCGAGAAGGCGGCGAGCAGCCGGTCGTCGTCGGGCAGCGAGCCCGCCGGGCGCTGGCGCCAGGCGTGGCACCACAGAGCGACCGCGGCCTTGAACTCGTCGCCGGTCGAGAGTGCCCACAGCTCGGAATGGAACAGCCGATCCGTGTGCAGCAGGAAGCCGTGGATCCCGTCCACATCGATGTCGGCCGGCACCAGCGGATCGGGCAGTGGCGTGGACGCGTCGGAATGCTGGCTCATAGCGGGCCTCGTGCGGTCTGGGCGATGGCGGAGGCGGCCACGTCGCACCACAGGTCGAGCGTGGGGCAGGGGCCGGAGCGGTTCTTGGCGAGGATGAGCTCGAGGGCGTTCTGCCGCTCGATCAGGCGCGCACCGATCTCGGGATCGCCGCCGGAGGCCTTCAGCTTGCGCTCCAGGTAGTAGGCCTCGCGGTAGAGCATCAGCACCGCGTCGGCGTCCTGCTCGATCTCGCCGGAATCGCGCAGGTCCGCGAGGTTCGGGCGGCGGTCCGCCCGGTCCTTGGCCTCGACGGCGCGGTTGAGCTGCGTCAGCAGCACCACGCAGATGTCCTCGGCCTTGGCGAGCTGCTTCAACCCGCCGGTGATCTCGCCGATCTCCAGCACCCGGTTGCCCTGATACCGGTCCGAGACCTTGATGAACTTCAGATAGTCGATGAACACGACGCCCAGCGGGATCCCGTGCCGGGTGAGGCGCCGCTTCTCGAGCTTCACCGCCGCGGCGATCTGCGCGAGGCTGACGGTGGGCTCGCAGGTCAAGGTGAGGTGCAGGCGCTCGAACCGCCGCATCGCCTCGTCGAGCCGCCACATCTCTTCCTCGTCGAGATCGACGGCGGCCATGATCCGGCCGAACGGCAGCGGGCGGTTGTGCCGGTAGGACAGGTCGGCGAGGTAGCGGGCCATCTGCTGGTCCCGCGTCACCTCGCACTGGAAGGCGAGCACGCCGGCCGTGCGGGCGGCGAGGCGGCTGAGCGTCGTCATCGCCACGGTCTTGCCCATGCCGGGACGCCCGGCGAGGATCCAGAGCTGGCCGCGCTGGAACCCGCCGTTGGTGGCGCGGTCGAGGTCTGGCAGGCCCGTCGAGATCGCGGTGGAGCGGAGGAGCCCGGAGCGTAGGCCGCCGATCCGCTCGCGCATCCAGGCGGCGGACTGCGCCGCGCTCTGTGCCGTCGAGCCCAGGCCGGGCTCGGCGTCGACGAGGTCGAGCAGGCGGGATTCGGTGATCTCGATCAGGTCCCGGGGTGCCTGCTCGACCGGGGCCTCGTAGGCGCCGTTCACCAACTCCTCGCCGATGGTGATCAGCCGGCGGCGCACGGCGAGATCGTGGATCGTGCGGGCGTAGGCGCTCGCATTGATCACCGTGGTCGCGTCGGAGGCGAGCCGCGCGAGGTACTGAATGACCGTCTGACCGCCGAAATCGGCATCGCCCAGATAGGTCTTCAGGGTGATGGGCGTGGCGACCGTGCCGGCCCGGATCAGCGATCCCGCCACCATGAAGATCTTGCGGTGGGCCTCCTCCATGAAGTGCTCGGGCAGGAGGAAGTCCGCGACCCGGTGGTAGGCGTCGTTGTTGACCAGGATCGCACCCAGCAGCGCCTGCTCGGCATCGATGTTGTGCGGCGGTACCCGATATTCCGGCCGTACCGTCTCAAGGCGTGCGGTGATGGCGTTCGGGAGGTTCATGCCGCGCGCCTCCGGATTTTCGCTGGCAGCATGGCTTCCGGCAGGATCACGGCGCCCTGGACGAGCCGGGCGGGCAGTTCCGTGCCGTCGGGATGGAAGCTACGGCCGGGCTCGGGCGGTCGGCCCGGCACGCCATGGCAGACCAGGCCGTGGCGCTCGGCGAGCGTCAGCACGGTCTCGCGGCTGCCGCGGCCGAGGATCGCGCCGTCGCGAAGGAGAGCCCAGCGCATCGGCCTACTCCGCGGCCGCGAGGGTGGGCGCGGGATCGAACTTCGTCGCCTCGTCGCCCCAGGCGCACCAGCCGGGCCGGCTCTCCCGCGCGAACAGCTCCAGGTACGGTCCCGGGATCCGCGCCTCGATTTCCCGATGCAGGTTCGGCGGCTTGCGGGAATGCTCGCGCCGCGGCTCGATCCAGACGCCCGAGAAGGGGCGACCCTTGATGCTATGGGGCCGCCCGGCCTTGAGGATCGCCACGTACTCGGCGGCGCCGATCACCTCGAAGCCAGTGCCGCGTGAGACTGATGAGGCGTAGACGAAGAGCCCGCTCTCGCTGGGCCACAGCTTGATCCACGGAATGGCCGACGAGTAACGTAGCTTCCACGCCTTCGCGATCTCCGGGATCCGGTGCAGCAGGGGCGCGGTGATCCAGAGGAAGACCCGGCCACCGTCAGGATGAAGCAAACCGCGCACCGGTAGCGCCTGGACCTCGGCGAGGCTCATCCGCCGGTAATGCTGCGGACGGCTGCGCGTACCACCGGAGAACCGCCAGGGCGGATCGATCACAACGGCTTGGAAATGGCTCCGTGGGAGGCCAGCGAAGTTAAGGGCCCCCTCGTCGCATGGGCCGACGCTCGGCTCTTCGGCCATCGCCAGTTCTCAGGTCGCGCGGGAACGCCCCGCGTGGGCGGGGCCCCTCAGCCCGGGAAGCGAGCCGAATCGGCAGGCACGACGACGGTGTCGATCGAGGCGGGCGGCAGGCTCGACGGCGATAGCTTCGGGATCAACGGCGCAAGCGCGAATGGACCTCCCGGATCGCGGCCAGACCAAACCGGCCCAGAGATCGCAGCAGCTTCACGAACCGCACGTCGCGCCTCCTCTCGTGCCGTCGTCGCGGCCTCCAGCCGCTCGCTCGCCGCGTCGAGTCTGGCGCAGAGCGTATTGATGTTGAGCCAGTCGTGGAGGCCGACCGTGACGTCGGTCGCGCGCCCGATCACCTTGCGCACCCAGGAGGGCGAACGACCGAGGCGTTCGCCGACATCGTCGTAGGCCGCCATCAGCGACCCCGTGAGATCCTTCCGGTCCAGTACGAGCCGCAGCAGCGGATCCCGCGCGACCTCGTTGGCCTGCTCTACCGTCACCATGCGACGCGATCCCGAATTTGACCGCATACGATCAGCCCTCCGTGCAAGATCATCGGCGGGGCCGGGGCGCGGCGGGAAAGTGGGAGACGACAAACGCGGTGAAGGACGGCGGCGGCACCTCGGTCGCGAAGCGGCCAGCGAGACGGCCGGGGTGCCTGAGATGAGCCGGGGTGTGACCCGACGAATGGCGCAATTCGGGCATCGCGAGCGCGCGCACCCCGGCACAACCGGACGGCATCGATGCGCCGATTCGTGACAGGATCCGGGCCGGGGCGGCGCCCAGGACGAGAGCCGGAACCGACATCCACGTCCTGTGCGGGTCTAGGCGCGATGTCCGGCCGCCCAAGTTCGTCGCAGCCGCGTCGCAGGGCGCGGCGCGGCCGGTGCGGATCGCGCGCTACGGAAAGGCCGGACGCCATCACGCGGCCTCCGACTTGAGGAGGGCGGTGCGCTCCCGCGGCAGATGAACCCGCACCAGAACATCGTTGTCGATCGCGATCTCTCGGGTGCAGGCGTACGCCACGATGCGTGGCCAGTAGACGACCGGAATGGATCCACGCTGACGCATGTCGCTGCCCCGGGCGCCCGGATTTCTCGTGAATCCGCAGACGCGTCCGAAAGCCGTCGAGCCCCCAAGCGCATCGATTATGTCGGACACGGTCTTCATCGCGAAGCAAGAACTACGCTCAATGCGTAGCAGATGTCAACGCACATTGCGTAACGCATTATGCGAAGCGCTAGGCATGGAGACGATCGCCGAACGCCTGCAGCACCTTCGCAAGAAGGCCGGCTTCGCCACGGCCACCGAGGCGGCTCGCGCCTTCGGATGGAAGGTCCCAACCTACCTCGGACACGAAAACGGGGACCGGAACCCGAGCCGTGAAACGGCAAAGCGGTATGCCACCGCGTACAAGGCACGATGGGAGTGGATCCTGGAGGGCAGCCCTAGGCTCGACGCTCCGAAGGACGAGACCGTGCCGATCGTCGGCGATGTGGGCGCCGGCGCGCGCGTCTTCTTCAGCGGCGAGCCGCAAGGCGGCTATGATCGCGCACCGCGGCCGCCAGGATCGTCCCCCAACACGGTCGCGGCGCGGGTGAGGGGCGATTCGATGCCCGGCGTCGCCGAGGATGATTGGCTGATCTACTACGATGAGCGGGTCCGCGGCCTGCCAGACGTCTGGATCGGCCAGCTCTGCGTCGTTTGGGTCAACGACGAACAGATCTACGTGAAGAAGGTCTACCGCGGACGCGACGGAGGTAGCTTTCTCCTTGTTTCTACAAGCGGGTCGGCCCCGCTGGAGGTCGAAGAGATCGAGTGGTCGGCCAAGGTGGCCTGGATCAAGCCCCGCTAGTAGGCATCGATCTCCGGCACATCGCCGATCCGGGCAAGAACCGTGGGTGAGGAAAACTCGCTCGCACTGATCGCGCCGGGCCTCGAATAGGCAAGAGCTCCGGCCGCTCTTTTCTCGCGCACGAGGCGCTCAGCCAAGCGTTTAGCACCGTCAGGACTAGAGCACTGCCGAATTCCGGCGGTCGACAGAACACCGCGGTCCCCGCGATCAAAGAGTTGCACGACATAATCCTGGACGTGGGACATTGCCGCCTCCAACGTTTGCTTGCGTCATCTGTCTGCCTCAGATTTCAGAACATAACAAGAACTTCTGCGACGTTGGATCTCCTTGCAGGAACGCCTGGCATTTTGAAGCGCAGGGAAGGTGCGCCTGTGGACAACGCGTCTCGCAGAGCCGCGATGACCGGGTCGTTTCAACTACGCATAATGCGTTGACGAAGATCACGCATTATGCGTAGCTATCTCCATAGCCTGACCGCGAGTCGATGGAGCCGACGCCATGCATCCAAGCCTCGAGCATCGTCAGTCCCTGGATCCAACGGCCTTCCCCACCGACCGCTGGATCATTCCCCTCGACGGCGCCTGGGCCGTCCGCAGCGCCTTCGGAATCGAGGCCGAGGGCTTCGACTGCACCGCCGCTGCCCGTCACTGGATCGAGGAGCGCGAGGCCGAGGAGGCCGACGAGCTGGCGGCGCTCGCCGATTTCGAGGCCGACCAGATCGGCGAGGCTGCCTGACCATGGACGGCCAGCCGCTTGACCACCTGAACGGCGAAGAGGGCCGCGACCGTCGGGCCGCGCAAGCTGCGATCATCGCCAACCAGCAGGCGGCCCGTCGCTTCGCCCTCCAGATCGCGCCCGCCGAACGCCTGCCCCGCGAGGAGCGCCTGCGCTCTTGCGCCGGTCTCCGGGGAAGTCCCGCCATGCCCCTATCAGCCTGGCGCGGCCGTTCCGGCCGTCGCTACGTCGTGCGGATCCTGCCCGTCCCGGTGGTCGATGCCGAAGACCTCTGCGACGCGGTGGTGATTCAGGTGAGCCGGGACGGCTCCGGCCTCGCCGAGATCCGCGGCGTCGCGATCGTCGGGGACCGTGCCGCGGCCCGCGCCTTCGCGGCCAGTCTGCCGCCAGCCGTGACCGAACTGCACGCGCACCGGCTGGCCGAGACCGATGCCGACCGCGCCGCCGTCCTGGCCGATCTCGGCACCGTCACGACCGGGCGGCGCCGGTAACCGCCCGCAGCGAGAGAGGAGAGAGCAGCCGGTGAGTCAGCCGCAGATGCAGATCGTCGCCACCGAGGCGACGTCCCAGGCCGTGACAGCGGCCTCGCCAACCGAGGGCGCCACGGTCCTCTCGATCATCGAGCGGATGGCGCGCGATCCGAACGTCGATCCCGACCGGGTCGAACGGTTCCTGGTCATGGCCCGGGAGGATCGGGCCGAGCGCGCCCGGGTGGCCTTCATCGCCGCCATGGCGGCCTGTCAGGCCGAGCTGCCGCGCGTCTTTCGCGATGCCCGGAACACGCATTCCGGCGCCCCCTACGCGCGCTTGGAGACGATCGCGCGGGCCACGCAGCCGGTCATCGCCCGGCACGGCTTCTCGCTCTCGTTCGACACCGAGGCGTCACCGATCCAGGGGCATCTGCGGGTGAAATGCACCTGCGCCCACGAGGCCGGGCACGAGCGCGCCTACCACCTCGACCTGCCGCCCGACACGGCGGGCGCACAGGGGAAGGCCAACAAGACGCCCATCCAGGGCATCGGGTCGGCGATCACCTACGCGCGCCGCTATCTCGTCCTGCAGGTCTTCAACATCGCCCTGACCAACGATCCGGACGACACCGACGGGGCGCCCGCGGCGGACGCGTCCGAGGACGTGATCTCAGACTCCCAGGCCGAAACGCTGCGGAATCTGCTCACCGAGCACGGGATCGCCCCGGCGAAGTTCCTGCGCGTTTTCAACGTCGAGAGCGTGCCCGATCTTCCGGCCGATCTCTACGGCGAGGCCCTGGCCGCCATCGAGCGCGCCGTCGCCCGGCGTGCCCAGCCGGAGGGCCGCTGACATGGCCGAGATGATCCAGGGCACCGCCGAATGGTTGGACGCGCGCTGCGGCAAGGTCACGGCCTCGCGCGTCGCCGACGTGCTGGCGGTCAAGCGCGACGGTAAACCAACCGCGGATCGCGAGCGCTATCTGATGGAGCTCGTCGGCGAGCGGCTGACGGGCCTCGCGACGCAGCACTACCTCACCGCCGCGATGATCGAGGGCTCGGAGCGGGAACCGCAGGCCTGCGACGCCTACGAGTTCCTGTACGGGGTCGACACCGTGAAGGTCGGATTTGTCGACCATCCGACGATCGCGATGGCCGGGGCGAGCCCGGATCGCCTCGTCGGTGGCGACGGCCTCGTCGAGTTTAAGTGCCCGACGCTGCGCACCCACTTGGAGACGCTGCTCGCTGGGGAAATCCCGGAGGATCACCGGCCGCAGATGCGCTGGCAGATGGCCTGCACGGGCCGGGTGTGGTGCGACTTCGCCACCTGGCATCCGAGCGTGCCGCCGGCTCTGCGGCTGTGGGTGAAGCGGCTGCACCGGGACGAGGCTCAGATCGCGAGGGACGAAGAGGCCGTGCGCGGCTTCCTCGGCGAAGTCCAGGCGCGTGTGTCGCGGCTTCTAGCCATCGGTTTCGCAGAGGCGGCGTGAACGTGCCTCGTCTCCGCGTCCTCTCGCTCGGCGCCGGCGTTCAGTCGACGACACTCGCGCTGATGGCGGCACACGGCGAGATCGGCCCGATGCCTGACTGCGCTATTTTCGCCGACACCGGATGGGAGCCGCCGAGGGTCTACGAGCACCTGCGCTGGCTCGCGTCCGGGAATGTCCTCCCCTTCCCTGTGCACGTCATCTCGGCCGGCAATCTGCGCGAGGACCTGATCCGCCGCGGCAGCGTCCGCGCCGGCCGCTTTGTCACCGTACCGTTCTTCCTCCGCCGGATCATTGCGGCTGGAACCGTGGTCCCGGTCTACGAGGGCGGAGACGATGGTCTTTTCGATGAAGACGAAGAGGCCGAGGCGAAAGTCGTCGGCTATCGGACCCTGGCGCAGGATGAGGTCCGGGATGGTATTGGCCGCCGGCAGTGCACGTCGCACTACAAGATCGAGCCGATTCAGCGGAAGGTTCGTGAGTTGCTCGGCTACGGCCCGCGCGATGTGGTCCCAGCAGGTGCCGTCGAGCAATGGATCGGTATCTCGCAGGATGAGGTGATCCGGGCCACGCCGTCGAAGGTCCGCTACGTCACCAAGCGGTTCCCGCTGCTCGAAAGGCGGATGCGCCGCGGCGATTGCCTGAACTGGCTCGACCGCAACGGCTACCCGCGGCCGCCCAAGTCATCGTGCGAGGGCTGCCCGTTTCACGATCCGGACCAGTGGCGCGAGATCATGGCCGATCCGGCGCGTAGGGCGGACGTGGTTGAGGTCGACCGTGCGATCCGGGACGGCGTCTATCGTGACGATCCGCGCGGTATGCGGTCCGAGCAGTTCATGCACCGGCAGCGCATTCCCATTGAGCAGGTCGATTTCTCGCAGCCGGCCTCGGGGGCGCAGGCTGACCTTTTCCAGCACGAGTGCGAGGGGATGTGCGGGGTATGATGTGTTCAGGTCACCCGCGAGAGTGGCAGATTGTATGTGGTCAGGCGGTTGCCTGCAGCTGCGACTGCTTTCGGCGTGAAACGATCAGGGTTCTCGAGGATGAGGTACTCGAAGAGGTAATCCGAGAGCCCCGCATCCACGAGGCGACGGAAGCCCTCAGATGGCTTGCTCGATGCGGCGATATCGTCGAGCGTCTGCACGACTCCGACCCGCTTCACCTTCTCCCGCGTGCGAGCTGCCCGCGACGTGCGGCCATTTTCCTTCGTCAACAGCTCTTCGAAGACGGAGATGATTTCCCAGAAGCGTCTCTCGACGGGATCCGCGAAACGCCGCCCCTCAAGCTCGGAAATCCGACGGATGCAGGCGGTGACCAGATCCTGAACGTTCAAGCGCTCGGCACTAGCCATCAGTCCGCGGACCTTCTCCACGTCATCGAGGTTTCGGGGATCAACCGGCCAAGCCATTCGAAGCCTCTCCACAACTCTGGAGAGGATATGTCAAAGAGCCTTACTTCTAGGTTGCGGCCTAGCAGGGGCCGCAGGCCTTCAGGTGTCGTCCTGCACAGCATCGAGCCCAGCAGCATGTCGGAGGTTCGCCATGGCTGAACGTGTTCTCCACCTGCTGCTCTGGACCAAGTACGAGGTGCTGGGCGTGGCCGAACTGCAGAGAGCTCTTACCCCCGTCAAGGAAGGCAGCAAGCTCGCGATCTACCGGGGCGACGACGGCAAGCTCTGGGCTAAGGACCTGGGCGATTCCCACGACGGGCGGTTCACGCCAATCACCCCTGCACCCGACCCGGAGCGTATCGCCCGGATCCTTGAAGGCGCGGCCAAGAAGGCGGAGACGGACGTGGTCTGGCACCCATCGGACGAGCGCGCCGTCGAGCAGGCTCGACGCGCGGCCACTTACCGCCGCTTCGCCGCCGCCTTGCGCGAAGTGGAGACTCGGAAGGCGCGCCATGGGTGAGCCAATCCAGCCCCTGGCCTACAGGCCGAAGGATGCGGCGGCCGTGCTCGGCGTGTCCCGCTCGACGATCTACCAGATGATCGCCGACGGCCAGATCGTCGCCCGGAAACTCGGAGCCGCGACCCTGATCCCTCACGCCGAGCTGGCGCGCGTGCTCGACGGTGCGGCCTTGTCCGCCGCCACGAAAGCCGCCCAGGCGTCCATCAAGTGACGGCGTTTCTCCAAGACGTCGCCGCGGCGGTAGGCGCGCTCGGTCTCGTCGCCGACGAGGTGCGCGAGTGCAGCCTCGGCCAGCTCGCCGGGGAAGTCGGTCTCCTCGGTCACCCAATCCCGGAACGATGATCGGAATCCGTGGACGGTGAAGCCGTTGGGGTCGGCCCCGCGCAGGAACATGGCCAGCGCCATGTCCGAGAGCGGCGTACCCGCCCGCGACGGGAAGACGAGATCCGAAGGCCCTGCACCGTCGGGCCGTACCGAAGCTAGGATCGCGAGCGCCGGCGCTGAAAGCGGCACCCGGTGCGGCCGGCCGGCCTTCATGCGCTCGGCCGGGACCGTCCAGAGCGCCGTGGCCATATCGACCTCGCCCCAGGTCAGCCCGCGGGTCTCGCCGGACCGGGCAGCCGTCAGGATCGTGAGGCGCAGCGCGAGCGAGGAGAAGCTCGTGCGCCCGGCCGAGACCGCTGCGTAGAAGGCCGGCACCTCGGCGTAGGGCATGGCCTTATGGTGGCCGCGCGTCAGCTTGCGCGATCGAGGCAGCAGCACGTCGAGGTGGCCGCGCCAGCGGGCCGGATTCTCGCCGGACCGGTGACCGCTGACCCTGGCCGCGTCCAGCACACGCTCGATGCGGCCGCGGATCCGGCGTGCCGTCTCGGCCTTCTCGTGCCACATGGGCCGGAGCACCGCGAGTACGTCGTCGGTGCCGATGTCGGACACCGGCATGCGCCAGAGGCTCGCGGCCTGGACCTCCAGGGTCTGGCGCCATTGCGCGCGGTGCGCGGCGTTCCGCCAGGTCCGTTCCCGATCGGCCATGTAGTTTTCCGCCACTTCGGCGAACGTCACGGGGGCCGGTGGGCGGAGTGGCGCGATCGCCGCAGCCCTGGCTTCGATCGGGTCGATGCCTTCGGCGATCTGCGCCCGGGCCGCCGCAGCGAGCTCGCGCGCCCGGGCCAGCGAGACCGCGCTCACCGAGCCGAGCCCCATCTCGCGGCGGCGGCCGGGCATCCGATACAACATCACCCAGCGCTTCGATCCACTGGGTTCGATCACGAGGTAGAGGCCACCGCCGTCAGCGTGCCGGCCAGGCTCGCTCAGCGCCTGGACCTTGCGAGCCGAAAGGCGGTTGATCTCGCGCGCCATCTACCCCACCAGCCACCCCACCATTCGACGCCGATTGCGGCGGATCGGGCCGGACGCCGATGGAATTTATTCCCGCCAACGCCCTATGATTGCAAGGGAAAATCGACGGCGCTGGACGCTGGTGGATCGAACTTCGGCAGACACCCCTTCCGCCAGCGGGTTTCGGTTGTGGCGGCCAACGCATTCCCCGGGGAGGGGCGGTACCGTCATCGGATCGAGGCGCAGACCGGGATCGAGGGCGTACGAAAAGGCCGCTTCCGGTTGGAATGCGGTCGTCTCCGATCGAGGCGCTGGTTCCGGGGGGCGGCACCGCGCGCGTCGATGTGGCGACAGACGGCGATGCGTCCGCGCAGGGTCGAGATTTCGACCACGTCCAGACGAGTCGCGCCGGCAAGCTGCAGAAAGGCGGGCGATGATCGGCCTCTTGGCCCCTGTGTGCTTGCCCAGATCGGATGGCTTGGTGCTGCTGCTTTTTGTCAGCAGCAAAATGATCTCGGATAACGGATTTCCAGCACCGAGCCTGTTGAATTTAAAAATCTATGCGCCGGCCGATCATAGTCTGCGCTGAAACTCAGGCATTGAGTCGTCTGTAGACCTCAATCGCGTCGTTGATGTCCTCGTAGACGATTGCCCGCCCGTTCAGCAGCACGATGCCTTGGGTGCACCACTCGCGGAGCTGCTCCATCGAGTGGGAAATCATGATGATGTCGGCATTCTTGCGACGGGCGGAGAAGACTTCGTCACACCGCTTGGAGAAGCGCGCGTCGCCGACCGAGGTGAGCTCGTCGATCAGGTAGGTCTCGAACGGGATTGCCATACTCATGCCGAAGGCGAGCCGTGCGCCCATGCCCGATGAGTAGGTGTAGATCGGCTGCTCCAGATAGCTCCCGAGTTCCGAGAAATCCTCCACGAAATCAAGCACCTTCCGCGGATCCTCGCCGTAGATCCGGGCTACGAACATGACGTTGTCGCGGCCGGTCATCTTGGGATGGAATCCGCCCGCGAAGCCGAGCGGCCACGACACACGCCGGCCTCTATAGACCTTGCCTTTGGTCGGTTCCTCGGTGCCCGCCAGGATCCGCATCGTCGTCGACTTGCCGGCACCGTTGATGCCGAGGATGCCGTAACAGATACCTTGCTTGAGGGTGAAGGATGCCCGGTCCAGGACGATTCGCGGCGCGCCGTTGGCGCGGTAGATTTTCGTGACGTTCTCGAATCGGATCACGGGACTGCTCGTACGGCACAGCGGCCTGATGGTCTTTGGCTCGGAGGTAGAGCACCGGAAGGTGGCCAAACTGGGAATGACGGCGGTCGGGTCAAGCCGTTGGCGATCCCCCCGGGGCCGCCCCGATCGGCAGCGGTCATTCGGATCTGCGCCCGGTGTCTGGGCCGCTCTCTTGGGGACCGCGTGCGGCAGCGTGGGCCGTTCGGATGCCTCCAGAGGACAAAAGGCCCTGGCTCGGCCGGCGCCGAGGCCTGCGCGCCGGAACCTGGCGCACAGGCCGCCTCAGCCTGCTTCAGCGACGGCCCTGCCGACGCGGTCCGTGGGGGTAGCCGGGGAGAGGCGATCGGAATCGCCGCTGGCCAGGTGACGATCCGCCGGATGAAGATTCCGGCCGTCGGCGTGAACGCGGGGCGATCATGCCCCTCAAGCCGCGCCGGAATCCGTCTCGCGACGGAGCCGGGTCATTCCAGTCTGTCCCGGCAGCGTTCTGCCACCGTGAGAGGATGGCCTCCGCGGCCTGTGGCCTTTTACGCCCGCCGCAGCAGACTGGGCATCCGCAACTCCGAGGCGCGGCTGCGCGGCGAAGGATGGCGTGATCCGGACAGGCGCGGCTCCACCTGACCGATCTGATCGAGCAGGAGCGGGCGAGCGAAGTAATAGCCCTGCGCGCAGCGGATCTGCGTCGCCCCGAGAAGGTAGGCGACCTCCTCGTAGGTCTCGACGCCTTCGGCCACCACCGACATGCCGAGCGCCGCGCCGAGCGACTCGATCGCCTTCAGGACGATCTGGCTGCGCGGTCGCTTGTCGATGTCGGTGATGAAGGAGCGATCGATTTTCAACTCGTCAGCGGTGATGTCCGCCAAGGCCGACAGCGACGAGTAGCCGACGCCGAAATCGTCGATCGAGACCCGCGCTCCGATCGCCCGGATCCGCGGGAGCACGTCGCGCTGGAAGCGGCCTGCCGTGAAGAAGGCCTCCTCGGTCAGTTCCAAGACGAAGCGCTCCGCGAGCCCGGTCTCGCCGAGGGAGGCACAGAAGGCGGTCATGAAGGGCACATCGCAGGCCTGCTTCGCGGCGATGTTTAGGCTCACGGTGACGTCCGGGCCAAACACCTCATCGATATCGGGCATCGACCGAACGGTCTCGGCCAGGACTTGGAGCGTGATCTCGTTGATCAGGCCGAGCTCGATGGCGAGGGCGATGAAATCGCCCGGCGCCTGGATCATGCCGAGTTCGTCCCGCCAGCGCAGAAGCACCTCGACGCCGGTGACGGCATGGGTGCGCATGTCGACCTTCGGCTGAAAGGCGCAGCAGAAGCAGCGGTCGCGGATCGCCAGCCGGAGCCGCTGCTCCACAGCCATCCGGGCCGTCGCCGCCTGGCTCATCGCGTCGTCGAACAGGCTGACGCCGCCCTTCAACTCGCCCTTTACCCGGTACATGGCGTTGTCGGCCTGCCGGGCGAGGACCTCATAGGTGTCGCCGTGGTCCGGGAACAGGCTCACGCCGATGGAGGCGGAGGCGAAGATCTCGTGCCCGTCGATGAAGAACGGCTGCTTGAGCCGCTCCGAGATGGCGCGCACGGCTGCCAGCGCGTCGTCCGGATCGAGGACGGGATCGAGCAAGAGCACGAACTCGTCGCCGCCGATGCGGGCCAGCAGGTCGCTCGGGCGCAACGTCGCGCGGATCCGGTCGGACATCTTGCGCAGCAGGGCGTCGCCCGCGGCGTGACTGTAATAGTCGTTGATGTGCTTGAAGTTATCGAGATCGATAAAGGCCAGGGCAAAACGGTCCCCGGGTCGTGAACCGGCCAGGACCTCGCCGATGCTTTGCTCGAACATCGTCCGGTTGGGAAGCCCGGTCAGGGCGTCGATGAAGGCCTTGGTGATCAGCTCCCGCTGAATCCTGTGATGACGCGTGACATCGGTGACCGTGGTGAGCGTGAAGCTGCCGTGATCCTCCGTGACCGGGTGGGTGCGCACCTCGACGACACGATCGCCGATGGCCTCGACATGCGCGGCCTCCCGAGACGAGCCCGCCGCGGCGGCGAGCGCGTGGACGGCCCTGTCGCCGAGAGCGCGCGCGGCGGCATTGGCCAGGGTGCAGCCTCCGTGCTCGTCGAAGACCACGACGCCCACGGGGAGCGTCTGGATCACGGCTTCGAGCAGGGTCTGAGGCGTCGGGGAAGTCGGGGCGCTCATACTCCGCCCTGCTGCCAGAGCGGCGTGGCAGCGTGTGGTCCGGCCTGCGAGACGGTGTCGCCGGCCTCGAGGGGACGGCGGAGCAGCCGGCGATGCACGTGATCGAGCGCTGCGCCCTGAGCCCCCTCCGGACCCGTCTCGCGTCCGAGGCGCACGGCGCCGATCGGATCGTGGTCTTGGCCGCCGACCTTGTTCATGGTCGCGCCCCGCCACCGCTCCACGACGGCACCGATGAAGCCGGCGCCGGCGACCGCCGCGCCGTCCCCCGCCGCGGCGCCGCTCGTGTCGTTGCGCGGCTGGCGGATCGACGGGAGGCGCCGGAACGTCATCCGGACCGGGATCGGAACGCCTTCACCGAAGGCAATGACCTCGCCCGTCCCGAGCGACGGGATGAAGGTGAGCAGGTTGCTGGCGTCCGATACCGCTGCGGCCAGGAAGGCCTGATCGCGCGCGTTCGTCATCCGCATGGCGAACAGGGTGCTGCATTGCGACATGATGGTCGCGTCGAGTTCGGCCGGACGCTGCGTGACCAAGCCCAGATGGACGCCATGTTTCCGGCCCTCGCGGGCGATCCGCGACAGGGCGCGGCGGGTCGGCGTGAAGCCGACGGAGCGATCGGCCGAGGCGAAGCGATGCGCCTCCTCGCACACGAACAGCAGCGGGATCGCGCCCTCGCTCCAGATGCCGAACTCGAACGCCAGGCGGGACAGGACGCAGACGACGGCGTCCACCACCTCGCTCGGCAGGCCGGCGAGCTGCATGATCGTCATCGGCCGCCCATCCGGATCGAGGCGGAACAGGTGCGCCAGGATCTCGCCCATCATGTCGCCGCCGACATTGGCGTTGTCGAACATGAAGCCGTGCCGCGGATCGTTCCGGATCGCCTCGATCCGCGTGATCAGACGGTGATAGTGCATCCGGGAGACGCGATTCTCCAGCCGGCCCATCCGCTCGTCGATGAGGGCAATCAGGTCCTGGAGCACGTAGGGCACGGGCGTGTCGATCGTGTAGCCGCCGGCCTTGCCGAGTGTCCGCTTCACGATCTGCCGGTCGCTCGCCTCCTTGTACTGGGCGTACTTGCTCTTCGCGAGCGGGATGACTTCGGCGAGGATCTCGATCTCCTCGTCCACGGCTGGACGCCCGCCGTAGATCACGTCGGCGATCTCTTCGAGGTTGAACAGCCAGAACGGCAGCTTGAGCGTCCGTGGATTGATCACGCTCGCGCGGTCGCCGAAGCTGGCGGCGTATTCATTGTGTACGTCCAGCAGGAAGATGCGCACTGCCGGCTTGGCGCGCATCACCTCGTCCAAGATGATGGTCACGCCGCTCGACTTGCCGACCCCCGTGGCGCCGAGAACGGCGAAGTGCTTGGAGAGAAGGTCGTCGAGTTTGATGCAGGCGGGGGTTTCGGGGTCTTGGTAGAGCGCCCCGACGGCCGCCGTGTTGGCCACAGACACTTGGTGGACGATTCGCAGTTCGGAGGGGGACAGCAGCTCGACCGTGTCGCCGATCGCCGGGTAGCAGGTCACGCCCCGGCAGAATCCAGGCACCCCGTTCGTCTCGATGATCTGGCCGAGCAGGTCGAGGCTCGCAAAGGCCCCGGGTTCTCGCCCGCGCTCGTGGGCCGAGGCCAACGTCGTGACGATGCCCACGAGGATGGCCCCGCCCGCACGGATCCGGACCAGATTGCCCACCGTGACCCTCACGCTCGGTCGCCCGTTCCGGAGCCCGAGCTCAAGATGAACCTTCGACCCCTCGATGGAAGTCACAGACCCCATCTGCGACGCGGACTCGTCGTCCCGGAACGTCCCGTCGCCGCTCAGCATCATCCGCGCCCTGCTCTGAAACAGAATCGACACGATACTGCAGGGTGGTCATTAAAGTTCTGACAAAGGAATTCCCGCAAAAGCGTAATGCTTAACCGATGCTTTTCGTCTCAGTATTATCGCCCAGGTTGCGTGCGTCCTGTGCATCGGCTCGGGGTACGGGCGGCCGCCACCCTTCGCGATCTCGGTGTCTCAGGGATTCCGGGTATTGGACGCAGCCTGAAAGCCGGCCACCTCACCGAGAGTACAGAATCGGACGGTGCGGTCGATCGCGGATGTCGGGCGCGCAGCTAGGCGGCCTGCCCGTCGCCGAAATGCTCACGCATCCAGCACTCGCCGGAAATGCGGGCTCCGTTCCGCGTTACGAAGGCGTAGGGCGACTTTTCGACGACCGTGCCGCCGTGGCTGCGGATGATCCATCGGAAGCACCGGGGATCGTCCCTGCACGGGACGATTTCGACCGTATGGGAGTGCATTGTTTCGATCGACATAGAGCAGTAACGCCGCAGCGCAGCAATCCGCTCCATGCGACGATCGCGGAGGGTTACCGAACCGTGCGGGCCCGCACGCGATTTGCGCCGTCTTGCCGCGTCAGACCATATCGCGCCGCGATCCGGGCCGAACCCGTCGACCGGATGCTACACCGGCACCGAGCAACAGGAAGTCTGCATGCCGATCAAGGCCATCAATGACCGCAAGAAGCTGTCCAGCGATTTCAACGAGGCCAATGACGCCTTCATCGACGAGGTGCTGAACGCGCTCCAGGGCGGACGCATTCCCCTCGATCTCGCCCGCGCCTATCTCGCGCATCCCGTGGCAATGATGCACACCGACGGGGCGCAGGCCGTCGCCAACTACTTCGAGCGCATGCTGGCCCAGCGACCGAATATCGACTGGACGCCGGGGAGTTGATGACGGTGTCGCTGAGTCGAGGAGAGGACGCGCGGATGACCATCGAAGAGATCGAGGAGCTGAACCGGGCCCGCGCCGCGCTGGCGCGCCAGCGGAATGCCATCGCCCGGCGCCTGGGCGGTCTCGACGTGGCGCCGATCTCCATGGCGGAGGATCTGACCCGGACGCTGCTCGCCATCGAAGCCGTGGATCGGGCCCTGGTCGATGCGGGCCAGCCCCATATGGACATCGGCCCCAGGGCGGGAGGCCTACCGACTCCGGCGCGTCAGCCCTCGCGGAGCCTTGCGCCGAACTCCCGGGCGGGCGTACAGGCTCGGGTGCTCTGAGG